GAACCTTTTCATGTCTCCATCAAAGAGCGGATTCGGAGTCAACGGAACGGCATTCTGGAAACACAAAGAGTACGGCCACACACTGCCTAGAGTAGAGAATGATGAGTTTGACAGGATACTAACGGAGGACGCTAACGACACAAGCAAGTGGGAGTTGAGCAGCGTAATAGGTCACAGAGAGAACAGATTGATATCGTACCCAGCATCATACTTTCACAGCAAGTATCCTAACAGGTCTTGGAAGGAGGGTAGAGATATTTTTGTAATGTTTTATAGTCATGGCAAGTAAGAAAGAGTGGAAGAGAACCAAGAGGGCTGAGTTTTCAGATGTGCAGAGAAGGATGACAGAGAAGACCCACGGCAGCAAGAAATACAATCGAAATAAAGATGGATTCAAAAAAAGTAAGGGAGGAAATCATAAAAGCTGGAGAGATAGCTGTTAAGCACCTCATCTCAGTAGCCAAGGCAGAGATACTGAAACCAGATCCAGACGATGAGCTGGCGGCTGACAAGATGAAAAATGCTGCTGCTGCAAAAAAGCTTGCCATATTCGATGCTCTTGAGATAACAGCCCGAATAGACGAGGAAAGAGAGAAGCTGACAGATAACAGTGGAGACTCTTCAGAAAAGAAAAAAGGAAGCGGAGGTTTTGCTGAAAGAAGATCAAGATAGACCACTTTACAGGGTAGTAGATGGCTACATACCTAAAAATGTTGTTGCATCCAAAAACAAGGCAAGGTCTTGGGACTATGGCTACAACAGCAAGCATGACGTTGTTGTAATATCAAGGGACGGAACGGTAGGTGATGTTTACTTGATAGAGGGGCTACACATAGCACTACCAAAATCACCAGAGAAAGCATACAAGAGAAGCGGCAAGAAGTCCGAACAACACTGGGAGCCGTTCGAGTATCCAAAAAAGCTCGCAAGAATAAAAAGCATCTTCCAGTGGAACGACATGCCTTCATCCTTCAAGGATGAGTGGGTCGACTACATAGAGGAGGAGTTTGACAGGAGAGAGTACGGCTTCTGGTTCATGAACAACGGTGTAAAAACCTACATCACTGGTAGTCAGTACATGTACCTCCAATGGACGAAGATCGATGTCGGACTACCTGACTTTAGGGAAGCAAACAGGATACTGTATATCTTTTGGGAGGCATGTAAGGCTGATAAGAGGTCGTTTGGAATGACCTACCTGAAAATCAGACGATCTGGGTTCTCGTTCATGGCGTCAAGTGAGTCAGTCGACACGGCAACCCTTGCAAAAGATGCACGAGTTGGGATACTGTCAAAGACGGGAGCTGACGCTAAGAAGATGTTCACGGACAAGGTAGTACCTATAAACAGCAACTACCCATTCTTCTTTCGACCTATAATGGACGGTATGGATAAGCCGAAGACAGAGCTCTCATACCGAGTGCCAGCGTCAAAGATCACGAAGAACAACATGAACAAGGTTGACGATGATGAGATGGAGGGTCTTAACACAACCATTGACTGGAAGAACACTGGGGACAACAGCTACGATGGGGAGAAGCTTCAATTATTGGTTCATGACGAGAGCGGAAAATGGCTGAGTCCAGACAACATCCTCAACAACTGGAGGGTAACAAAGACGTGCTTGAGACTCGGACGAAAGATCATCGGGAAGTGTATGATGGGGTCAACCTGTAACGCATTAGCGAAGGGTGGCGAAGGATTCAAAAAGATATACAACGAGTCAGACGCGAGTAAGAGAGGAGGTAACGGGCAGACAAAGACAGGTCTCTACAAGCTATTCATACCAATGGAGTGGAACATGGAGGGATTCATTGACATATACGGAATGCCAGTTCTAAGAACTCCAGAAAAACCAGTCATGGGTATAGACGGAGAACTCATTGATAAGGGCGCTATAGACTACTGGGAGGACGAGGTTGAGTCGCTAAAAGGAGACCCAGACGGACTGAACGAATTTTACAGACAGTATCCGCGCACAGAGTCACACGCCTTCAGGGACGAGAGCAAACAGTCTCTGTTCAACCTTACAAAGATCTACCAGCAGATAGACTACAACGACAACATGATCATGCCCCAACACCTGACAAGAGGCAGTTTCAGTTGGGAGAACGGAATAAAAGACTCAAAGGTGGTATGGAGCCCGAACGATAGGGGAAGGTTCTTAGTGTCGTGGATACCACCACACCATCTTCAGAACAGGTTTGAGATCAAAAACGGAAAGAAGTACCCAGCCAATGAGCACATAGGATCGTTCGGATGTGACTCATACGACATATCTGGAACGGTAGGCGGAGGAGGGTCTAACGGGGCTCTACACGGAATGACCAAGTTCAACATGGACGAAGCTCCAAGTAACGAGTTCTTCCTGCAGTACGTTGCAAGACCACAGACAGCCGAGATATTCTTTGAGGAGGTGTTGATGGCGCTTGTGTTTTACGGCATGCCGATACTGGCAGAGAACAACAAACCAAGGCTACTTTACCACCTAAAAAACAGGGGCTACAGGGGATACTCCATGAACAGGCCAGATAAGACATACAACAAGCTGTCAAAAACAGAGAAGGAACTTGGTGGAATCCCTAATACGAGCGAGGACGTTAAGCAGTCACACGCGTCAGCCATTGAGTCGTACATTGAGAAGCACGTAGGACTTGACCTTGAGGGAACATACAGAGATCCTGACGACATGGGGTCAATGCCATTCAACAGAACACTGAACGACTGGGCAAGGTTTGAGATAAACAACAGGACAAAGTACGATGCATCGATCAGTTCAGGACTGGCAATAATGGCAAATCAGAAGGGACTGTATACTCCAAAGAAGGAACAGTCAAAAATAACCGTTACCTTTGCTAAATACGATAACTCTGGTAAATTCAGCCGATTAAATAGATGAAGGAGGTAACAATAGACGTCCCTAACGTAGGGTTTCCAGACCAATTCGCCACCGATTCTGAGAAAGAAAAAGATGAATATGGACTACAGGTTGGAAGCGCAATTTCTTACGAATGGTTTAAAAGAGACGGATCTGGGTGTAGGTATTACGATCAGTATCGTGAGTTTCACAGACTAAGACTTTACGCCAGAGGGGAGCAGTCGGTACAGAAATACAAGGACGAGCTTGCTGTTGACGGTGACCTGAGTTATCTGAATCTTGATTGGACACCAGTTCCGATCCTTCCAAAGTTCGTTGATATTGTCGTGAACGGCATGACGGACAGGATGTTCAAGGTAAGGGCATACGCGCAGGATGCCATGTCCTCAAGCAAGAGGAACCAATTTCAAGAGAACGTTGAAACACAGATGGCTGGAAAAGAGGTCTTTGACCTTGTTCAGTCTGAGTTCGGGGTCAACCCGTACACGATGAATCCAGATGACGTCCCAGAGAACGATGAGGAGTTGTCGCTTTATATGCAGCTTAACTACAAGCCAGCTATTGAGATAGCCGAAGAGGTTGCTATCAACACCATACTTGAAGAGAACAGATATCAAGACATTCGAAAGAGACTTGATAAGGACCAGATGGAGATCGGCATATCTGTTGCCAAGCACGAGTTCAAGAGAGGGGCAGGGATAGAGCTAGAGTACGTAGACCCAGCGAACGTTGTATACAGCTACACAGAAGACCCATACTTTAAGGACTGCTTCTACTGGGGAGAGATCAAGACGGTTCCATTGACAGAGCTGACCAAGATCGACCCAAACATCACTCCAGATCAAATGGAGCTTATATCTAAGTACAGCCAGAGCTGGAACGGTCAGTACAACGTGTCTCAGTTCTACGAGAACGACATGTTCTACAAGGACACATGCACGCTCATGTACTTCAACTATAAGACCACAAAGAAGGTTGTTTACAAGAAGAAAAAACTGGAAAGCGGTGGTGAACGTGTCATAGAAAAGGATGACGACTTCAATCCGCCAGAAGAAATGATGAAGGAGCACAACTTCGAGAAGGTTGAGAAGACGATCGAGGTGTGGTACGAGGGCATCATGGTGATGGGAACCAATATCATACTGAAGTGGGAGCTCGCGAAGAACATGGTACGGCCAAAGTCTGCAAGTCAGCACACGATGCCGAACTACATTGCATGTGCGCCAAGGATGTACAAAGGTCGTATCGAGTCACTCGTAAGGAGAGCGATACCTTTTGTTGACCTCATACAGCTCACTCACCTCAAGATGCAGCAGGTGATATCAAGGGTAGTACCTGACGGTGTATTCATCGATGCAGATGGACTCAATCAGGTTGACCTAGGTAACGGTAACGCATACAACCCTGAGGACGCGCTAAGGCTTTACTTCCAGACGGGTAGTGTTGTAGGGAGGAGCTACACCGAGGAGGGCGATTTCAACAACGCAAGAATACCTATACAGGAGCTCACGAGTAACAGCGGAGCATCCAAGATACAAACGCTCATAGCCCAGTACAACCACTACCTTGACATGATCAGGGGAGTAACTGGTCTTAACGAGGCTAGGGACGGATCAACACCAGACCCTAACTCACTGGTAGGAGTACAGAAGCTTGCAGCGCTCAACTCAAACACAGCAACAAGACACATACTTGACTCAAGTCACTTCATCATGAGGTCGATGTCTGAGGCTATATCTCTAAGGGTTTCAGACCTTCTTGAGTACTCTGACTTCAGAGAGGAGTTCATTGACCAGATAGGTAGCTATAACGTCACCAT